AAGAAGATCCAGGAATATATCGACGATGGACTCGAGCTCCTGCGTCGCTCGCGCGACTGCGACGATCCCGATGATCTCGCAACTTCCGAGGAGCTGGCGAACTATATCGAGACCGTCGAGATGGATGTCCTCGAGCTCCAATACCATGAGACCTCGAACCTCCCCGATTATGCGCTCAAAGCTGCGCTCACCTCAACGCTTGCAGGACTGCTCCATACCCGCAACCACCTTGCAGCCCTCTAGTTTGTGTGCATTCCGTGAATCCCGCGGAGCCGATCACAATGACCGACCCGCGGGGTATATTAGAAAACATCAAAGGCGCGAGGAAAAGGAGTTATATGGTAACCGATAATTTGTTTTATCTGCTTGCGGCCTTGAACATTTCGCGTAGCAGTGGTTGGGAGATCTTGAATGACGACGATCTCACCACACCCGCCAAGCTTGCTCAGCTCTGTAAAGCCTCCGAAAGCAAAGCGATCCGGAAGATCGGCGAGCGTTTCGAGGTCGACCATTTCGCGGTTTACGAGGGCGATGATTATAAGGCGATTGCGCTCGTCGAGCTGTTCGAAGATTATGTCGACGGTGTTTACATCACGGACGAGTCCGGTGAATTCCTCCGCGTCGTCCTCAAGCAGTAAAGGAGAAACTAAAATGCGTACCCCGTTTGTCGAATCCATCCTTGCATGTATCGTGATCGTTATTACATTCGCGTTCTGCGCGTCGTTGATTGAAGCCAAGATCAACGCGCTCGAGACCACGATGTTCGGACGCTTCACGCAGCTCGAGGAGCAGATCGCTAAGCATGATTCCAATTCCTCCGCCGCTCTCCACGGCTATTATGAGCAGATCATTGAGGAGCTGAACAAAATGTAAAACTAAAACACCGAACAGAACCGACAGAAAACAAACACAAACGAAAGGCATTAAAATGTTCGATTTCAAGAAACTCAACAACACCTCCACCGAGCCGGATTCCGCCAACGATCACCGTCGCACGAAGGGCAACCTCGCAGATCTCTGCAACGGTCAGATCTTTCATATCGACGGCACTTTTCAGCTCAGATCCAACAACTACGGCCCCTACGCCGTCTTTCAGGTCCTCGAGGATTCGCAGCATCATTATTACGCGGGTAAGCGCATTACGAAGATGCTCACCGACGTCGACTCTGCAGGTGCCCGCGCGGAGCTCTATGATCAGCCGGTGAAGTTCGTCGCGAACTCCGCGACGTTCGACGACGGGCGCACCGTCATCTTTTACGACGTTCAGTTCGTTTAATGTGCTGAACAACTAGCCAAACAAAACCCCGACGGTCTCGCGATCGCCGGGGTTTTTCATGCCGATCGCCTATGTCTAGGCGTTCTGAATCGTGACCTTGGCAGAGGCCGTGATCGGGGTCGTAGCACCCTCGGGATTGAGGTAGGTGCTCGTGGCGGTCAGGTGGATCTCGTCGCCGTTATCCAGGCCGGACTTCTGAACGTGGAGCACGTTCTTGCGATCCACATAGGTACGGGTATTCAGCGGGAGTGCCTTCGCGGTACCGCCTGAATCGCCTGCGGGGCGAATAGCGCTGATCTCGTAAGTGACGGAATCCGGAGCCACCTCGACGGGGCCGTGGTACTCATTCGGGGAGATCGTACCGGTGAGGGTCGGGGTGATCTTGATAGTGCCACCGGGCTCCACGTGGGCGTCGCTGATCGACAGGTTGAGCTCATGCGGGGTCATGGTCACCGTCGGGATCTTCTCGGACTCGGACAGCGAGAATACGACGATCGGGACGAACGGGCTCGCGGAAATCGTGCAGATATCGAAAAGCCAATAGTTCGTCGCGAGGTTAGACGGGTTGAACTGGCTGGTCGTGGTGTATTCCTGCTGATAGCACTGGAAGAAATCCGTAGTCGTCAGAATCGCGTAATCGTCATCGTTAAGCGGCCACTTCTTGTCGGGAATAACCTTGAGTCGATACTGGATATCGACCTTCTCGAGGTTGTACGCGGCCGCGAGGCTCTGCACGTTGGTGGCAGCCATCGCGCTCGAGCGGATGAACAGTACCAGCTCCTCGGGGTTCGCGAATACGGGGATCTCCGAAAGGGTGTACTCCGCGCTAGGCACCGTGAAGTCATAGCTGAACTGCTGAAGCGCCTGGAGCATTTCATCGCATCCGGCCTTGGTGGTCGGCGCGGTGCTGAGCTTGTGGCGCGGCAAACCGTAATGATGATCCATGCGCGGGAACAGCTCGAGCATCTCGCCATAGATGTCATATTCGTCAGCGTTCATAGGCTGGCTCATGACCTGCGCGATCAGCTGATTGAGGCCGTATTCCTCTGCGCATGCTCGGCGCATCTGCTGGCGCGTCACGGTGATGGGGTAGGTGAATTCGTGGTTGATCGAGTGGAAGGCCTGCAGACCATCGGGATAATAGGTCTTGAACTGATCTTCGGCGTCCATGTCGAAGCTGTGGCCCTTGATCCAGCCAAGCATCGTCTCCGAAACGGTATTACCGTAATAGAGTTTCTGCTTGAAAAACTCTTTCAGGGGGTTCTCCCAATGCTGCTGATGAATGAAGCTGAAGCCGATGCGCTGAATCATAAACTTCGCGAAATCGTTATAGATATCGCCGTTCATAGGATCGAACAGCTTCTCAACGGTCGCCGTGCCCTTGGAGTCAGGGAAGCCGAGGCGCTGCTGTACGTCGGTCGTGCCGCTGAGCAGGAAGCGGCCCAGGATTGTAGAATTGTTAGTTGCCATAAAACTCCTTAGATCGACAGGTCGAACTCGTCAACGCCGGGAATCTCGTCGAGATCCACGTCCGCGGGCGGCTCGTCCACGTCGGCGGATCCGCCGGCGGAACTGATAAACATTGCGATGTTTTTATTCATGTGCTCGATCATCTTGGCGATACCCTCGATGCGGTCGCGCAGATCCTCGAACTCACCCTCACGGTGAGCCTCGCCGGGGGTCTCCTCGGGGTTCTCGTCGATCTCCTCGGTCTCCTCGGGTGTTAGGTCTTCGTTCTCTTCGTCCAATTTTCCTCCTATCAAATGAAAAAGGGCCAGGGTAAAACCCTAGCCCAAGTATACAGCATTCGTGTAAATTTTGCGAAAAGGTTGACATACCACCCGCGTTCGGGTCCTACTCAAAGGCTGTCTTTCCGACTCACGGTGCTCGCAACGTTCACACATGCCATATAAGACTAGTGTACACCAAACAGTGCAAGCACGTCATTGAAGTGCTCGCGCGTCGCGGGCGTGTCGTACCTCAAGATTCCGTAACAGTACAGATCTGCGAGATTCTGGAGCGTCTTATTGGCGCGCTTGGCGACGATGTAATTAGGCTTACTGTCGCTCGTCGAAAGAGCGTACACGACAGCGTTCGGGTCGTTCGGAATCTTCGTGTTGATATAGTACAGCCCCTCGCGCAGATCGCCCCATACGCCGAACCGCTCGCCGCGGTACACCACCCCGAACGAGAAGCGCGCGCTGCTCGGTTTCTTCGCGATGAATTTATCCGCGTCGGACTCGAACTCGTTTCCATAGTCGCCGGCGCGGCCGCCCAGACGTTCGGCCATCTGCGCGCTGTCGGCCTTACCCGCGAAATCGCTCGGATCGGGGTAGTAGAAATACCAGGACTTGCCCGCGAACCAACGCCCGCCGAATTCAGGCGGCTCGGTGATGCCCAGCTTGGCGAAGTACGGGTTGATCAGATCGACCGCATTTCCCATCAGGTAGACGCGAAGGCGCGGGCGCCCTGCGGAGTCCTTTTCGCTATATCGCTGGAGCGTTCCGATCAGGTTCTGAAACAGAGCGTACTCGTTCGGCAGGTATCTCGTATAGGTGTCGATCGACTTGTCGATCAGGGCCTCGTCGAACACGACGCGGCGTAGCTTGTGCATCGAGGCCTGCTTGTAACGCGTCGCCTTCGATAGCGGGATGATCCTCACGATGTCGGCCCATTTGTTTTTCTTCTTGCCCTCGGACTTCTCGGACTTCTTGCGGATCTTGATCAGGTTTCCGCACGTCTGGAATTCGTAACCCTCTAGTTTAGCTTTAAGGTTTTGGTCCTTCGTCTCCGCGACAATCTGGCCGAAATAGTCGTTCGCAACGACGTTGATGTCGTCCTTGTATCGGACGATCGCGATATGACTCTCGCCGTTCGCGAACCAGTCGCGGAGCATCTGCTCGCGGAGGCCGAACGTCTTGCCAAGCTCACGTTTGGCGATGATCAGATTGAAGGGCGCGTCGTAACTCAAAACGTCGGCCCATTTTATGAACCTGGGTTTCTCCATAATCTCTCCAAAGAAAAAGGGCCCCAGCGCAGAAAGGAGAAGACGCCGGGGCCCAGTTCGAAAGGGTGTGACTTAACTATAGCACACTATTCGGAGGATTTTCCGAACAGCGCCAAAAAACCTTTTTCGCGGAGCTCGGGGTTGATCTTGCAGATGTTCTCGAGGATCGAGACGACCTCGGTCGTCACGATATACACGACGATTGCGCCGACGGCGGGTACCTGGATGCCGAGCTCCATGAATTCGCTGGCGATCTCGAGCGCCGCGGCGAGCGCGAACGCGATGAAGAAAGCGAGCTTGTGGGTCATGCCGTCGCGCATCTTGGAGCTGTTGACGCTCTTGGTGGCGAACGCGGCGATCAGGCCGCTGATCACGTCGAGCGCGATGAATGCGCACATTACGATGAACGGGGTTGCAAAATGCTCGAAATTCATAGCATCACGCCCAGACCAACGCGGCGGTGCCGGTGATCGTGTAGGTGGCTGCGGCGGGGGCGCCGTTGAAATGAAGTCGGAATGTAATGTCGCTCAGATCGGGTTGGTACGCGTCGACATAGCAGGTACCGGCGCGCAAGTTGTTCAAGTTAAATTGCAGGGGGTTAGTACCCATACCAGCGAACAACCCTTTCGGGGCTGCGGATGCCGGGGCCTTACAAATCTGAATGACGGAGCTCGATCCGTCGGCGGCGAACTTGAAACCCGTGAAATCAATGAAGATCACGTTTCCCCAGCGTCGGCCTTCTGCGTTGTCGGAGCTGCCGGGCGAAGTGAAGTCGGTGAGCGTGATCGGCGCGGCTTTACCGTTCACGTAAGCGTCTGCATTATCGACGGTGCTCTTCATCGACGTACTCAGCTTCTCGTAGGTGACCGCCTCGGCTGCGATCTTGGCAGTTGTCACGGCGCCATCGACGATCTGCGCGGTGCCGACGGAATTCACGGGCAGCGTGATACTTGCGTCATCAATCGAGAGCGTTCCGTCGGGCTCGAGTCGGAAACCGGAATCGGCGGGGACGATCACGCCGCCCAGGGTGGTGTTCGAGGCGGGCGGGAGGACGTAGGTATCTGCGTCCGTGGAGATCGTGCCGTCGGCCGCGATGTTGACGTTGGCGCCGATACGCACACCGCCCAACTTGTTTGGCGTCGCGGGCTCGAGCTCGAACTGTGCATCGCGGCCCAGGATCTCGACCTGCTTCATCTGCGCGTCAATCGCATTAGCGAGCTCGTTGATGTCGTTCGCGCCGTCGAAGCGCGCGGCCGGATCGATTTCCGGAAAATTGTAGTTCGGGGTTCCCAAAATTTACTCCTTCACTAAAATTGCGTAATTAACATTCGTCATAATTACTCTATAAAATCCGCCAGCTGAGAATGTGGCAGTATCAGACCGATCCGAAAGCTTAACATTATCCTCAGGCTGCGTGATGGTTGAGTTGTCAAAATCAAGAATATATGTTCGGTAGCCAATTACCGAATCGTAAGTCCCGCCTTGACTTTTTCCTAAGATTCCGGCTTGAATGGTTGCAGTTCCAGACCACAATGAGCCTGGAGCAACGAGCCCCGCCGACGTATACATTGGCAGAGTTTGTCCAATACCTTTATCAAGATCATCGCCATAAACGGCATTGAAGAAAGGAACCACGATGGCGATTTTGTCTGTCAGTTTGCGGAGATGAAAATTGACAACTCGAGTATTGGAATTAACATTCCAGATTTCTGTAACTTGCGTTGAGTTCCACATCTGGGCGGGCAGCTTGAGCTTGTTTACCAAGGTTGAATCGACATTCCGCTCCTCGACCGCCGGCGTGGCGAGCTTCGCCGTGGTGACGGCGCCCGCGGCGATCTCGGAGGTCTTGATCTGCTCGGTGCCGGAGAAAGCACCGGAGCCGATACCGATACGGCCCGCATCGTCCGCTGTGATGTTACGGCCCGCGACGATTCCACCGAGCTTCTTGTCGGTGGCGAGCTCGAGCCTGAACGGCTCCGCCGATCGCGTAATCAGGCCGTCGGCGTAGACCTTGAAGCCGTGACCCACGCGGACGACGCCCAGGGTATCGCGCGATGCGACCGGGGGCTCGTACTCGTCGCCCTCGAAACCCTTCTGAATGCCGTGCAATACGGCGTCCGTGGCGGTCGCCAAACCGTTCACGGCGTCCGGAAAGCTGAGCGTGCTATCCGGATCGACTTGGGGGAGTCCGAAATAAGTAGTTCCCAAAGTTAGATCACCTCAATATATCCGGGAGTTCGTGTGTCAATCTTCTCGGGATCAGTGTACTTGATTTGCTCAGATCCGTCGCCCCAGATGTCGTTTGAGATCATGTCGACCTCGATATAGGTCTTCCCGTCGTTCGCGAGTTCCTGCCACGTGTGGCCGGTGTTCGCGAGCTGTCGCCAGGTCATCGCATGAACGCGCAGGGTATCGTATAGCTGCTTGAAGATCGTGTACATGTAGTCGAAACCACCCGACACGGGGTTCCTAGAGCGGCCGCCGACCTTGAGGCCGTCGAGCATCGCGGCGATCGCGTCGACGCGGCGCTGCAGCTCTCGAATGCGTAGCGCGAGCTGATCGTCCGTTTCGTCGAGCTCGTTCAGAGCTTTCGCGAGATCGTTCGCGTAGTCCGCGAGCTTGCACAGCTCGAAGAGGATTTTTTTCAGAACCTCCTCGGAGCTGTAGGCGTTCTGGTAGAACGCCGGGATGCTCGGCGTGAATTTAGTGAACGCCGAATATGGCACTAGTGGGAACACAGAACCTCCAAAATTTAGAAACCGTTGAAGTTGACGGCGAAGAGATCGGAGAACAGAACCTCCAGCTCGTCCAATATCATCACGTCGACATCATTATAACGCTCCGCAAAATCCACATACTTATCGAGGTTGTCGCCGAGGCTGATGTCCTCGTGCTCCTCGTCCGTGGCGTTGCTCGCGTAGTCCTCGGACTCGCCGTTCAGCAGCGTGGCGGGGAAGTCGGAGAAGACGTGTCGACGTTTGCCGTAGTCGTCGCCCGTCTGGAAGATCTCGAACTCGCCGGACAGTTTCTCGTACAGTTTGTCATACTTCGGCATGATCTCGTTCAGTTTGCGGATGAACTGCCGGCGCCAGACGGCGGGCGGCAGGATACCGATCTCGCGGAACTCGAAACGCGCGGCGATTTTCTTTTGAAGGCGATCGCGCTGCTCCTCGTCATACCAGTTCCATGCCCACGCTGGATCGTCCCAGTCGATGAATCCCGCGTCCTCGAGCTCCGCCCACGTGAGCGACGTCGCGGCGTGGTAGTCATGCGGGAGATCGCCCGCGGTGAATTTAAAAGGTTCCATCGCCGTCACCCTCCTCCATTTTCGTAAGTTCGTTGTTCTCGGCCTCGAAGTTATCGGATCGGTAGTCCTGTGCCCATACGACTTCGATCGGTTTACGGTCTGCGCGCGCCGCGGTCGAATAATTGAGCCGGTTCCACGCGTCGGCTGCTTCGCGTCGGCAGTTTAGCGGATCGAGGCTCATGATCTCGGAGCTCGCGTTCTGGCTCTTGACCTCGCCGGTTATCATGCGCTCGGTCTTGTTCTCGACCGACGGGATACCCAGGAACCTGTAGATGTCATCCCACAGCGAACGCTTGGCGGCGTCGATCTCGCCGGCTAGGCAGGGCACGCCGGTATTTACGGCCTCGATCTTGATATGTTCGGTCAGGCTCGACAGGCCGACGATTGCAGGCTCGCCGCCCGCGATCTGCTTGAGCACGTTCGCGACGTCGGCCTTCTTCTCGGAGGGACCCGTGATCACGTATGGAGTGCGCTGTTGCAGCATGTTGATGTCGAGCGTTCGGTCCATCGTCGTGAGGCGCCGGGCGTACATGTCGAGATGGCCTGCCATCGGCAGACGCATACGGTTATCGAACACAGGAACGGCGTTCGTGTCGTCGCACGTGAAACGAAAACCGTTGTTTCCGAGGGCATCCCATTTAGTGGGCTTGTCGTAGACGTTCGGCGCGCCCTGGTATACCAACTGCATTGAATATACAAGGTCCTCCGCACCGTGTGGGTGCGCGAGCGTCGCCATGCCGTTGAAGAACAGGCACCCTTCAAGGTAGCGTTCATCGCACGACGCCGGAAGGTTTATCCACTTGAAACGGTTTAGCGCTAGGGAGATCAGCCATTGCCGGTACATTTCATAGATTTTCGTATTGAAAAGTGCGCTCTGAAAATAGACGTCAGATCCCGGCATCTTCTCGTAATGCTTGCATTTCGATTTGCTCATTTCTTCACCTCCACCGTCACTTTGACGGACTCATTCTCGAACGTGGAAACGTTCGACGCGACGTCATCGGCGATCGAGCGCCCGCCGCGCGCATACGCGTTCCACGCGGCCGCGTCGCCGTAGAACAGATCGCCGTCGAGCTTCCACCCGGCGACCGGGCAATCGCTCGCGAACTGCCACGCGACGACATTACCATCCGCGGCGGGGCACTTCCAACCGGCCGCGGTTTCGTGCGTCGGGGCCGTCACCGACGGGTAGCTCGCCACCCAGCGCGCACAGTTGGTCTCAACGCCGCCCTGATTGAAGCGCCATGGGTTCGCGTAGATCCAAGGCCAGACCTTCGTCAGATTGTGGTACTGATTTACAAATTGGTTTACCCAATTGACGGACTGTTGGCCCTCCCAGTCGAGAACCGGGATGCCCTTACCGCAATAATTCATCGTGTTGCGGCAGAAGAACGCGGCCTCCGCGAGCGGGTCGCCGCTGCCGGCGAAATGGTAGAAGCCCCAGAGCTTCCCGGCACCGTCGGCCTTCTGAATGAACCCGTCGCATTTCGGATCGACATAGTTAAGGCCCTCGGTGGCCTTGCAGATCACGCCGTCGACGGGGGCGGTGGCGGGGTCGAACCCCGCCTGCCAGTTTGAGATATCGATAAATTTAAGCATGCTAGACCGTCCTCAAGTTCACGGGCGCCGCGGTGAGCTTAGCGAGCAGATCGTCAGCGGCGCTCGCCACCGCGGCCTGTTTCTCGGCCAGCTTCGTGAGCTCGCCGTCGTAGAGAGCGGCACGTTCGGCGGCGCTCGCCTCCTTAGCGGCGATGTCGCGCTCGGCCGCGACATATTGCGCGACCTCTTCGTCGCTGAGGTTGGCGAAACCGTTATACTCTACCTCTTTATAGATATCATCGATTGTCATAGATGGACACTCCTCCAATTTCGTCCGGTTTTGACCAGATTGTAACACCGCGCCTCAAAATGTTCTTAATCGCCTCCTGCGCACTCTCGATTACGCCCGCGCCGCCGGTGAGCCACAGATCCTCGCATTGCCAGTAAGTGAAGTGCTGCATGAGATTGAAGTCGGTAAAGTTCCACAGCTGGCCCAACGTGTAGCCATACCGGAGCATCTGATCGGCCGCCGGGGCGATCTCGCCTAGCTTCTGTGTCTTGACCTTCACCTGCACGCCGCGCCATTTGAGTTCGTCGGGGAGCGGATCGCCGGCATACTCGCCCACCTGGATTGGCGGATCGAGGCGGTGATCGAGATATCCCTGTCGGATCATCTCGAGCCCCGCGGTGAGCGTGCGCTGCGCGTTCTCGACGGCCTGATCGCGGGAATATCCGGCATTGTCGCGGGCCGTGTCGCGGTCTCGCTGAGCGTTCGAGCGCGTGAGCGACGCATTGGCGTCGGCGTTGGCAATCGCGGCGTTGTAGGTGCGCTGCGCGTTTGCGTCGGCGGTCGTGCGGGACCGCTGAGCGTTGGCGTTCGATGTGCCGCGGGTGTTGTCCGCGTTGGCGACGGTTGCCGCAAACGTGCGCTGCGCGTTGGCGTCGCCGGTGTCCTTCGAACGGCCAGAATTGGCGGCCGTCGTGGAGTAATTCTTTTTGGCGTTCGCGTCGCCGGTGTCACGCGTCGCGTCCGCATTTCGGGTCTCGGTCACATAGGAGTTGTTGGCATTCGTTTTTGTGGCGTTAGCGTCGTTGTTCGTTGTGGCCGTCGTTACCGCTATATCCTTGTTCGTGACATTTAGGGCAAGCGCAGAGTTCTCGGTCATTATCTCGGTTGAGTTCCTGGACGTCTCGTCTACCTGATTTTGAGACAACTCGATGCCCTTCTCGGTGGCTGCGTGCCCCGCCGCGACGCTCGCAATCGTCTGGATGCCGTTGTTGATGGCACCTGCAAATGTCGCGTTAGCCTGCAGCGGATTCGCGCTCTCAAGATGCGAGAAGCCCTCGAGCATCGAGACGCCTGCCTGGCCTGCCATCGAGACGAACGCCTGTGCGTCGCTGATGTTCTGGAGCTCGCGGGAATAGCCGGCGCTCCAAGCCTGAATAGCTTGGTTAAGTGAATTAGACTTTCGGGTGACGGTCGCCGCGTTCGAATTGCCCTGAGCCGTCTTGTAGGCGGCGGCCGCGGTGGACACGGCCGCGTTGGCGACAGCAGTGTCGGCTAGGTTGTCCGTGTTAGCCTTAGCCGTACTGGCGGCGCGGCGTGTGTTCGTGCGCGCAGTGTCGTTCGACTGAAGCGTCGTGTCGCGGGCGGTCTCTGCGCTCGAAATCTCGTTCGTGTAGCCGGTGGCATTCGAGAAGAGGGAATTCGTCTGAGCCGTCGTCGCCGATCTCTGCGCATTCGTGAACGCGGCCGCGTTCGAGGCGTTGGCGTTAGTCTGGCCGGTAGCGTTCGAGGCTTGCGCGTTCTGAAACGCTGCGAGAGCGGAACGGTTCGCGTTGCTCTTCGAATTCGCGGCCGACGCGTCGGCATTGGTATATGCCTTCGAGATCGCCGCGAGCTCATTATGATATGCGGTGTTGGCGGAGCGTACATCGTTCGTGTAGGCGGTCTCCTTCTCGGTAAGTGCCTTCACATTGCTCGCGTTGTAGTTGTGCAGCCTGAAACGATCGTAACCGCGCTGGTAGATCGCGAACGTCGGAATGTCGAACCCGAAATTGAAATCGCGGAAATCGGAACCCGGCAGAGACTCGCGGAACTCGCGATCGCTGAGGTCTTTCCAGGTGAACTCGTTCGGCTCGCCACCGCCCACGCCCGACAGGAAAGCCTCGAAACGTATAAACGGATACGCTAGGGAGACGCGCTTCTGTATTTCGAGCGCGCCGGTGTCCTCGATCTTGATAATCGAGGCGTTGCCGGATGAATCGGATACCTCGATCGCCGCATAGGGATAGGTATAGAGCTTCGCCAGCTCCGCGTACTCGGCGGGGTAGTTGAAATCCTCTTTCGTGAAATGGAGTTGCTTGATGGCGTCGTTGTTAGGTTTAACCTCCCAGCAGTCGAAGCCGTTCGAGCCGATTCCGAAAAATAGGAATGCAAAACGGTCGATATCCTCGTAGCTGTGGCCGGAGTTCGCGAGATCCGCCCACGTCTTTCCGGTTGCGCCCAGCTGTCGCCACGTCATCGAGTCCTTCGCGAGGACCTTGAAGTGGTTTCCCTTGACGATCATGGACTCGTCGACCATGAACACGGCCTGGATCGTCTCGATGATCTGCGGGGCCTGCGCCACCGCTGCGGTCATGAACTCGGCAAAATCGCGGCCTGCAACGGCGAACACCGACACACCATTGGGCGTGGCGTTGGAATTGGATGCTGTCGGATCCGTTTCGAGGTTTAGACCGGAATAGTCGATACCTCCCGCGGCGATCCGCGCGCCGTTTATGCCGGCATCGGCGCCGGCGCGGTCGCCGGTACTGTAGAAGGCGGGATTGCTCGGGGCGATCGCGTCGACGGATCCCAGCGCCGCGAACGCGTCGCGGGGCATCGTCGATGCGATCAGCACGTATTTGGTTCCGGATCCGAACGGGATGAACTCGGACGATTGCACGGCCGCGGGCTCACCGACCGCGACGTCCTTTGCGAGCAGGTAGCGGTTGTTGGCAATCGGGTTAGCCAGGTACTCGTCGACATTCGACGCGGCCACGGGCGCATGCCCGCGGGCCAGCATCATGTAGTTGATATCGATTCTGTTGATATATGTCGTCCAGACGTCGAGCTCCACAGTCGCGCTCGTGGTGTTCGCGGCGGTGAACTCGACATCATGAACGAAATAGAAGAAACGGCGGGCATGCTCGTCCGCGAACGGGACCGGCGCGGGCGCGAACTCGACCATCAGGTAGTTGTAGTTTACGAGTTCATCGAACGGCACCGGTAGCTTGATCGATTGCTTGGGGAGCACGCGCATACCGGATTCGAGTACATGAATCGGGGTATCGAGCGCGTCGAAATAGGCATCGCGCGCAGCGTCGTCTTCGAACTTCACGACGTTTTCATAATCGCCGCACCAGTTGACGTTGCAGAGCTTCAGTTTGGTTCCGGGCTCCCAGCGGGTATAGTCGAACGTCTGTTTGATGGCGTACGGATCGACGTTTTTAATTCCGGGGAATTTCTCGGAGTCGCTTAGATGTGGAAATTTTGCGGACATGCGCCCTCCTGTTTAATCAAGTGGTTTCACTCGATTATAACAGGGGACGCGTTGCCCACCTCGATTCGCGGAGTGTGGGTGTCGGCCTTGATCGCGATGTACTTATCTCGATCGTCGATCTTGCGGCGGTAATGCTTCTCGAGGAAGCGCACAGTCGCGGCGTTGCTGAACTTGATCGTATCGCCGATCGTCTTCCAGATCGGCCACAGCGCCTGCGCGCGGTGACACTTGACATGCACGGTTCGGCCCAGGTAATCGGTCACGTCTTGATCGAATTCGTCGGCTGCTTTCGGCTTGTCGCGCATGAGCGTGTGTGCGACGGATGGCGCTAGCGACGCATTGTATCCGAGCGTGAGGCTTACGGCCTCGGCGGGGCTATAGCCCTTCGCTAGCAGCCAGTCCAAAACGTCTTCGATGTGGTAGCAGCCTTCCCAGCCCTCGGGGTGCTCTGGGCGCGAGATACCTGCCAGCGTTACGTGACTGTGCCCGTTGACAAACGAGACGCGGGCTTTGTTCCAAAGCTCGACGTGATCGCTGTAGTAGATCTGGCCGGTCTTCTTTTCCGCGGGCTCGATGTCGAAGATACCGATATCGGCTAGCGGACTCGCGAAATCAGGGAAATACTTCCGGTTATGCCCCTGAACGCGATCGAGCGCCGCGGTGCAGGCGTCGTGGAGCGGTTTGAGTGCGTCCAGCAGATCGGTATACTCGTACGGCTCGGCTAGGGCGATCTTCATCGAGTCGGTATCGCCACCCGTGATCATCGCGGCGGAACCGAAACGCTCGAAGATCAGGCGGATTGCGATAACCAGATGCTGACGCGAACCTGCGACGATGCGGAGCCCGTAGGTGTAGAGTACGCGCGGGCGCTCGGGTGCAAGGTCGTCGAAGTTATCTTCAGTCGGCTTCGTGGCGGAGTCCAGGCGGATCTCGCCGGCCTCGTCAACCATGAAATCGGGACGCCACAGCTGCATCGCCTGAGTGCCGTAGATACCATTGAAGGCGCCTTTCGTGGCGACGTTATAGTAAGCGTTGAGAGCTCCTTCTGTCATCGTGCCGGCGCGAAGCTGATCGGCGATTGACTCGGGAATGTCGTTTGGGATCGGATCAGTGTAGCCCTCGCCGGGGTTGTACGTCTTCGTTAGCTTCTTGACGTGCGATTTCTGCTCGAACAGGATATTCGATTGCAGGGAAACGTAATCGGGCGGTGTCATCGAGCATGCGGTGAACTCGCCGGCGATCGCCTCGAAGCTATCGAAATCGTAGACCTGCGCGACGTTCCACAGCTCGACCTCGGACAGACACAGACGGGCCTCGCGGGCCTTGTACAGCTTGCCGAACGCGAACTCAGCGCCGGTGGCTGCGTCCATCCACCCGGCCGCACGCGCTGCGTCCTCGACGGCTGCGTTGACCTCGGCCGGATCGTCGTCGTCGGTGAGGCGCTTGTCTGTGAACTTGCCCTCCGCCAGCGTCGCGATTCCGTAGAACTCAAACGCGGACCCTGCCTTCAGGCGCAGATTTTTGAAGATGAACACGCCATGGAGCGCAAAATCGAACGGCTGCCAATAGTATTTGAGAACTCGATCGAGCGGGGTGTTCGCAACATTCTCGGCGACCATCTGGAAAAACTCCATATTGTCGGCCTTGCGGAATTTATGCGGAATTCTGCGGCCGTTGATGTACATGTGGTGCATAGATGTAACATCTAAGGAACAAACGCGGTGCATAATCTGCATCGCCGTGCGCGCGGCTGTGAACGTCAGGCCACCGCGGAAGGCTGCCGTGCGGAGCGACATCGTCTGGAAATCAGGCGGAAGCTCCCGGAGGCAAAGTTGTTCAAACATCACGCCCAGCGACGTGCGTTTGGGCTTGAGGTCGTAAATCTCATGGACGGCCATCTGTCGAACTAGCGAGGTTTTGGTCATCACGCGAACGCCTAACATATCAGGTGTCAGCCACTCGTAGGAATGGAGCAGGAATCTGAAATAAGCTGGGATAACCTGCACATCCCTGCGCATATAGAACAGCTCGCGATCGGTGAGCGGAGTTTCCGGCGTGCGTACCAGCGAATAATCCAGATCGCCGACGGCCTTGGGAAGTCCCGCCGTCGAGCCCATAGATTTAAGGCCCGACATGTCGAGGAAAAACGTATCCCAGAACCGCAGTGCCAGCCGATCGTCTTTGTAGAGATCGAAGCAGTAGACGTGCGTAGCGGTCTGAGCGGTTACCTTGCACTCATATTCGGCGCAGAGATCGGCTTGAAGCGTTTGCAGGTCGAACATGAGGTTGTAAGCCGCGACGATCGGGATATAATCCCCGCCGCGCTCGGCTTCGTCGATGATCTGCGCGATAACACCCATAGAATCGAGCTCCGAGCGGAGAATCGTAATATCATCATCACGCTCGGGCTCGTATTGGTAAAGGTTGATGTCGGCGATCCGGTTCCAGATGTAGGCGTAGGCGAACGCCTGCTGGGCGTCTTCCACGCCTACCGTCGTGGTCTCGGTATCGTAGACCGCGGCGATCTTGAACGGACGTTTTTTCTTTGCCATTGTCGCCGCGCTCCTTTCTGTGTGGTTGATTAGTGTAGCGCAGCATACGCCACTGCGATAGCTTTCTGCGTCGGGGAATCCAGCCTGCCGAATTCCTCGTTGATCATGTGGTTCCACGCGGGAGAAGTGGTATCCACTTCGTCATATTGGATACCCAGATAGTCAGCGACGAACATCTGAAACGTTACGCCACCTTTTTTCATATCCGCGTCGAGCGCTCGAGAATACAGATCCCAGAGATCCAAACCGGGATGCGCAGCCAAGATCGACTCGTAACGGTTCGGGCTTTCGCTAGACTGCCAATCGCGCTGGTAAATCATGAAAAACGATTTAATTTTGATACGACCTTCGAGGGGATCGCCGAAAATCGTCTGCTGTTTATCCATTGCTCGGCGCATTTCGCTTTGAATGAAAAGGTTGCGGTTACGCTGTCGCGTAGGGGCTTCGTTTAGATCGAGGAGGCGCTGGAACTTATTGGCTTTCTGGGTGCCGCTTTCGCCGCGTTTGAAAGCCGATCGCCTAACGGCCTCGTTGATGTTTTTAGCCTCGCGCCTGTAAACCTGTTTAATGCCCTCGTCTTTCTCGAGCTTCGCCTGTGCCTGCAGGCGTTTAGCGCGTCGCTGCAACTTACGGCGCAGATTTTGGGCTTCGCGAGATCGCCGACGTGTTTCAGGATCGCGGGCCATTAGAGGAAACGCCTACCGTTGATAAACGTCTTGGAGTCGTCGAGCGCGAAACGATCCAAACGGGTCCAGTCGATGCCGTTGCGATCGCACCAACCGGAGTCGATCAGTGAACAGGCTTCGCGGAGGGAATAGGCCTCATGAAACACAAACCAGACCAGCGCGATACGCTGATCCAACCGGTATTCGTTCACGTGATGTTCTGCCCAGCTAGGAACGTCGCGGATGTCATGCCGATACGAAACGCGGTTCGACGTTTGCGCGCGGTTCATCCCGGAGTATACG